CAAGAGATAGAAGCATATCTTACTGTTTTAGAAAATGACAATAAAACAGCAGGTCAACTTGCTAAAGCACATGCATTGATAAGAGAGATTTCAAATTCTACAGGACATACTCTTGATGAGATTAAACTTATCATAAAAGAAAGAGCAGGGCTATATGACCCTGCTACAATTGGTTCTACATCATCACCCTTTAAGAGTTTTGCAGATTGTAATAAGCAAGAGATGTCAAAAGTAATAGAAGAATGTATATCACTAGGACATGACTTGGGAATCTATCTTTATTGATCTGATTTCTTTTTTGCTGCCTCTTCGCGTTCTTTCTCTTCTTCTTTAGCTGCACGCTCTTCTGCTTTGGTCATTGCTTCGCGCAACTCTGCGATAGTCATTTTATCAATGAAGTTGTTTTCATGAGCTGCTTTTTCAAATTCTTTACAAAGAATCAAAAGCGTTTCATATTGAAAAATCCATGGCTCTTTTATATTGCGTGATGCAATTATTTTATGAGAATCTTGAACTTCTTGTAGAGATTTACCTTCAATCAAAAATGCAATAACATTTTGGATTCTTTTATAGTAACCTGTACTCATTTTGATAGATACTACTGCATCTTCTTTAATGACATCAATTACTTCGTTGTCATTACCTGATGGGATAAATGATTTTACTATTTCTTCTGACATAATGTTTTGTTTTAATTATCAAATTTATGAAAAATATTACACCTGGTCAAATTAAACTTGACCCAATGGAAGTTGCTGACAAAATGCACAGCATGCTAAAGTCATATGACACTGACAAAAACAATGGATGGAACAATCTGTTAAAAGGATTTTTAGTTTCTGAAGACTTTGTGACTATAATCAAGACTCTTGAAGATCTTGTAAATGATGAAAAGCGTTTTACGCCACCACTCAAGATGGTATTTAGATCATTTTCTGAGTGTCCTTTTGACAAATTAAAAGTAGTTGTGGTTGGTCAAGATCCATATCCACAACTTGGAGTTGCTGATGGTATTGCATTTAGTTGTGGTAATACAGGAAAAAAAGAAGCGTCACTAAGATATATACATGGTGCTATTGCAAAAACTGTGTATAATGACAGTGATCCAAAAGAATTGAATCCTGATTTAGCTGAATGGAGTAGACAAGGCATCTTAATGTTGAATACCTCATTGACAACAGAGGTTGGAAAGATAGGTAAGCATTTTGCAATCTGGGATCCTTTTGTAAAGTATCTGATAGACATGTTAAATTCTCACTCTATAAACGCTAAAAAACCGATTATATGGGTTCTATTAGGCAAGAAAGCACAAGAACTTGAGGATTTACTTGATGATTCTCAAATTGTACTTAAAGCAAGTCACCCTGCATCAGCTGCATATGCGCGTGAAAAACAGTGGGACTGCAATGATGTCTTTAACAAGGTAAACACTGAGCTAGAAGCATTAGGTTCTACCAAAATTTTATGGTAGTTTGATATTTTTTTAGTATATTTGTTTATCAAAAAATTACTTTATGCAGAATAATTCAGAGACTGTCAGAACAGTATCTCATGCGCCAGCTTCGCACCAAAAACCATGGCGTAAATACAGTGAGATACTTGAAGAAAGCCTTGAATATGTAGCAAAACGTGCAAGAAAAGAGATCAAATCTCTTAAAACTTCATGGGATGGTTTCAATAGCATTGGTCTCAATGGTATTGAGTGGCAATCTCTATATGTTTTAGCTGCGCGACCAGGTGTTGGTAAAACACTTGTAGCAGCAACATTGACAAGGTCTTTACAAGAAAACAACAAAGACCAAGATTTTATGGTTTTGCATTTCCAATTTGAAATGCTTGGTAGAAACATGGGCGTACGCGAGTTATCTGCCTCTAACAATTTAGACATACGATACTTACAATCTGCACAGGATGATGGCATGCCACCATTATCTAAAGCTGATTATGAGAAATTGAGTATCTATGTTGGCAAACAAAAAGGACGCAATGAATTTGTTATAGATAGATCCATGACTGTTGGAGACATGGCTAATGCTATAAAGATGTTCTATGCAGAATATAAAAAACCGTTTGTGGTTACGCTGGACCACACACTTCTGGTTCGCCAGTCAGCTTCAGATACCAGCAAACAAGTTACATTACAGAATCTTGCCACAATGCTAACTGAGATGAAGAATAAACTTCCTGTTACGTTTATAATTCTTACTCAGTTAAACAGAGAGATTGACAATGCTGAAAGACAAAAGCCAGGTAAGTTGGAGAATTATCCAACAGAGGCAGATGTCTTTGGAAGCGATTACCTCTTACAATGCGCGGACGTAATGATTGCTTACAACAGGCCAGCCAAGTATAACATAAGCAGGTATGGCCCTCAAAAGTATATCATTACTCCAAGTGACAAATATTTACTTGCGATGCATGTTCTCAAAAATAGATTTGGAGAGACTAGCATTCAATGGTATAAGGCAGATTATGCAAAAATGGAAGTTGTTGAGGCGTTGGAACCTGACAAGGAACCTTACACAGCAAAAAGTAAGTAATAATTTAAATTTTAACAAATGAGTAGTACGTTCAAAGCTACAACAGAGCCTGAAAAGAAAAAGCACATTAAGGAGATTACAAGTGAGTATCTTCCTTTCTGGCAAAATCTTTTCAACCAAATGGGCATCTCCAGTCCAAAGTTTGGTTCAAAACTCTGTTACATGGGCAAAGAGTTTGGAGATGAAAGAGTAGAATGTGTACGTTTTTGGTCAAGCGAGTTATCTTGCAACCAAGACTTTTACATTGAGTTGTTTGACTGGGATCAAGATCATTATGATCGTGCAAACAGAAAGTTGTACAGATTGGTAAACAATCCTAATTGGGCACTTAATCCTAAAAAGTATGTAGGAGTTGAAACATCTTCTGATGGAAAAACATCTACAACATATGCTATTAGGTTGTCTGATCTAGAACTTGTGAATTCCACATCTGTAAAAGCAGCATATGCTGATGTAGTAACCATTGAAGAAGAACCAACTATTGATGATTTATTTGGTGGTATGTATTCTGAAAAAGAAGATACGCATATGAGCGCAATGACACTACGTGATCATTATTGCATTGAGCATAATGTACCTATGTCAAACAAAGAGTGGTTAAATGACTTAATTAAAAAAGGAATAGAATGGCAAAAGATCAACCAGAAGTAAAATCCACAGGAGGATTTGTGCTTCCAATGCAAAAAGTAAAAGCTGAAACCAAGAGTCCAAAGAATCTTGTAATCTTCAGCAAACCTAAAGTGGGTAAAACTACTTTGTTATCTGCATTAGATAACTGTTTGATTCTAGACCTTGAAGATGGTACTGATTACGTTGATGCAATTAAACTTAAAGCAAAGTCTATCGCTGACATTGTTACTATTGGTAACATGATTACAGATGCAGGCAAACCTTACAAGTATATTGCTCTTGACACAATCACAGCTTTAGAAAGCATGTGTATCCCTTATGCAGAAGAATTGTATTCTAAAAGTATTATGGGTAAAGACTGGTTTACAAAACATAAAGCTAATTATGGAAACATCTTGAATATGCCTAATGGTGCAGGATACCCATGGTTACGTCAAGCTTTTGAGAAAGTTCTTAACTATGTAAAAACTCTAGCTCCACATGTAATTTTTGTTGGTCACATCAAAGATACATTGTTAGAGAAAAATGGTGCTGAATTTAACTCTTTAGACTTGGATTTGACAGGTAAACTAAAGCGTATCACTACCTCAAACTCAGATGCTATAGGTTATATCTATAGAAAAGGCAAAAAGAACATCTTGAGTTTTATGACAACTGACGAAATAGCCTGTGGCGCACGCCCAGAGCACTTGCGAAGTCAAGAAATTGTTATCTCTGAACCAGGAGAAGATGGCAAGATTATTACACACTGGGATAAAGTTTATATTGATTAATGTTTAAAAAGTAAAAATTATGTTTAAGTCAAGCGATTTTAAAGAAAGCAAAGGTGGAAATGGTATCTCTAAAATTCTACCTCCAGGTACTCACTATTGTAGAATTGTAGATGTCACACTTGATGCTCCTGCATATAACAAAGAAGCTTATTTTGTTGTCATTCGCCTAGAAGGTATTGACAGAGGTGATGAGTTTGAAGGATTGGATATCAATAGAAACAATCCAAGTCAAGGTAAATTTAGAGGTCAGATTGGTAATGTGAAGTCTGGTGATTGGCCTTTTAGTACTTATACCTATGAAGGCAAAGTAATCCAAAGAGATCAGCAAATCTACAATTGGATTAACAATGTTGCTAAGCAAATGGGTGTTCTCAACAAAATGAATGAGAAAGGTGTAGAAGGCGACACAATTGAAGACTATGTAATGGAAGTAAGAAAGTATCTTATTGATCCAGAACTATGGGGCTATTTTACT